ACCTCAACTGCATACTTTAATGCTTTCAAAAAGGATATTTTCTTAAATGGCACTCAAGTTTTACAAGAAGCCGCAAGTAATACATCACCTCAAGACAGCGACTTTAATTTCAAAGATGTTGGTTTTGACTTTAGACTTGGAACATCAAGTCAGACATTTATTGAAGGAATTTCAAATATTGAAACTGAAACTGTTATTGGCACAACAGTCACAACCTCAACCCCTGTAACTCATACTGTAAGCTCAAGTGATATAAATGCTGTAAGGGTTACACTAAGATTTCCTTCAATGCAAAAATTTGAAGATGATGGGGATATAAATGGAGTCTCAGTAAACTTATTAATAAAAACTATAGAAAATGATGGAACAACAACTACAGTTATTGATGACACAGTAGAAGGAAGATCGACAAACGCATATTTTAGAGATTATATTGTCAAATTAAAGTCAACAACATCTTTTCCTGTAGCGATAAGAGTTGAAAGAGTAACCGCAGACAGCACAGATGCAAAACTTGTAAACGCCTTTCAATTTAATCAAGCTACAAATATTATTTTTGAGCAGAACGCATATGCAAATACGGCTCATGTTGCATTAAGGTTCAATGCTGAACAGTTCCCTAGAATACCAAAAAGAGTTTATAGAATTAGAGGTCGTAAGGTAAAAATTCCACATAATGCAACTGTAGATTTGCAAACTGGTGCAATATCTTATGCTGGAACTTTTAACGGAACTTTTAAAACAGATAAAGAGTGGACAACTGACCCAGCTTGGATTCTCTATGACTTGCTTATAGATACAAGGGCAGGGTGTTCTATTCCAGAAGCAAATCTAGATAAATTTAGTTTTAAAACAGTCAGCGAATATTGTGGAGAATCTGTGGATGCTGGTAATGGTGATGGATCAACTGAGCCAAGATTTAGCTGCAACGTAAATATAACGCAGCAACAAGAGGCATACACATTGATAAATTCTCTTTGTTCTGTAATGAGAGTAATGCCTTTTTACTCTGCTGGTGGTATTGCCATATCTCAAGATTCACCAAAATCGCCCTCATACTTATTTACAAATGCAAATGTGACAGAGGCGGGTTTTTTATATGCTGGCTCAAGTTTAAAAACAAGACATACAGTAATTAATGTCAGTTATTTTGATATGACAACCCAAGAAGTTGATGTTGAAACTGTTGAAGCTGATTCTGCAACTCAAACTAAATATGGTGTTGTTGTTAAAAATATTAAAGCTTTTGCCACAACTAGCCGAAATCAGGCAAGAAGATTAGGAAGATGGTTTTTATATAATGAGCAAAATTCTGGTGAAACTTGTTCTTTTACAACAACTGCGGCTGCTGGTGTGCTTGTGCGTTGTGGTGATGTAATAGAAATATCTGATAGATTAAAAGCTGGTGTAAGGCGAGGTGGACTTCTTAAAAGCGTTACAAGTACAACTGTTGTTGTATTAGATGATTCAACAAATACAGATATACCAGCGATTACAGATAATCCAACAATTTCTATTATTTTACCAGATGGCTCTTTAGAAGAAAAAACAATAAGTAGTATTTCTGGAGCGACAATTACTGTATCATCTGCCTTTAGTGCCGCACCAAATCAACACGCACCATATATTCTTGAAACCTCAAATTTACAAAGTTCAACTTGGAGAGTTGTAAGCGTTAAAGAAAATGAAGATAAAACTTTTGCCATAACAGCTTTATCTCACGATTCTGGTAAATATGCTTTTGTTGAAGATGGCACAACAATGCCAACAAGAACTATTAATACTTTGACAACTATTTTAAACAAACCAGAAGGATTGATTGTAAGTGAAAAAATTGTAGAAATAAATAATAAAGCTGTAAGTAAATTAATTCTTGATTGGCAAACCC